GCAAACTTGCAGGTTGTTGCCGTAGGCTAGGAAGTTGGTGCAAGTGTAGAAGTCAACGAATGTGTCTGCGTTTGGTCGACCAAAGGTCGAGGTCAACGTATCTTCAGACGAGACAAGTCGCACTTCCTTCACAGGGCCCCATTCAAAGGCACCTACGTATGCACCTGCTGTCGAGGCAACTGCTGGAACGATACCGGTGAAGTCTTTTTCGACAACCAGTACGCCTGGACTAATTTGAAAGGCCATGGATTTTCTCCTATTTTGATACCCTGCTTGGGACCGAGGTGTTTGTTGTGAAAGCTGGGTTTATGGATTCTTCACTTTCGTCACTTTATTTATCGAAATCAGATTCTCATATAGGCAAATCTATTGCAGCGCAAACCACAAATCCTCGTCATCTTGCCCAACCAACCATTGGTCAGGGCCGTATCCAACCGACAGCTTTTCGCCGCCTTGACCGTCAGCAACAATGCCGAACGGGGTTAGGTCTTGTTCTATGTCCTGCATCTGTTGAGAGTACAGCTCGCTTCGCAGGGTTGTGTTAGTTATGTTCCTGAAATAGTCTTGATTAACCATCCATGCAAACAGTACCAGACACATCGCCAAGTCATCGTTACAACCTTCTTCCGCTGCGTAGGTGTCTTTGTCCAGAACGAACGTTGACAATTCACCGATTACGTCTATGTCAGTGATTTCTAGCTTGTGGTTCTCGACTAGGTTTTTCAGCAGCGTGCAACCAAGGCGCTTGACTTGCTTTGAGGTCTTGACCCCGCGCTGTAGCGTTACGCCCTGACGACCGAAGCCATTACCAACTGCCTGTCCGCTCTTGCTGTCTTTCGACACCCAGACAATGCTTTCGTACTCTAGATCGTTGTGGAGAATGTCTGCGACTTGCTGCCCGTTGTCGTTGATTTCGATCAGCACGAAAGCGTTGTTATAGGCTTTGCCTGTATTGAAGATCATCGATGGATAGAGCAGCGGTGAAACGTTGTTGTCCCGATACTTTGCCACAATGCGATATGGCATTGCTGTAATGTCTACCACCACGAAGGCAGAGTAGTCTAGTCCTATGCCGCGCGACGTATCGCAGACGATAGCATAGATGTGCTTGTCTGTTGGAACTTCGATGATATCCAGATGATCCTTTTGGAACACTGGACGTTGGAACGACATTGCACGAAGAATGTTCGGATCGATAAGCGTGTCCATCGACCCAAGAAACTGACATTCGAATTCCTGTTGAAACTGACGTAGCGAGGTGTTGGAAATCGTTTCCGCTTTCCAGCGTTCGTCGCGACCTGGTACATCCCACCAGTTAATTTCGATTGGGGTGTATGCGTTCCGCGCCCCTTCTTTGTCTGTCGCGTCCATCCACATCTTGTAGAACAGATTGCCCATACCGTTGGGCGTAGACACGATGATGACTTTTGACGACTGACCCGACGAAATCGTAGGGTACACCGAGTTGAAGAATGACTCTTGCATGTTTGCTTGAACGAACGCGAATTCGTCCAGCAGAATAGCGTTGTAGGATCCACCCCGCGCCGCACTAGACGACGTTGCTGTGGCTACAAGCTTCGACCCATTCTCTAGCTCAATGCTACCCTTGTTCCACGACAGAATACCCTGTTGCAGCCATAGAGGCAAATACTCATAAGCAAACTTGATCTTCTCTAGCAGCGCTCGTGCTAAGTCGCCACGGTTAGCTAGAATCGCAATGCTTTGCTGCCGACGAAACAACAACAGCCAGAGGAAGTATCCTACGACCGTCGTCGATTTACCTGTCTGGCGCGGCAGCTTACAGATAGTGAATCGGTTGGCGTCGAATGTCTCGACCATCTTCTCTTGAAACGGCCACATTTCAAAGGGGATCAAACCGCGGTCGATGTTGACGATCTTCATGTACGTTTTGACGAAGTACACTGGATCGTCAGCACACTTCATATATTCCTCAATCTGCTCTTGGGAATACTGAATGGTGACGTTCGCGCCCTTTAGCTTGGGGTTTCCGAGATAGTGAGTCGGCCCTTGCTTGCGTTTTCTCTTTGGAGCGTTGGCTAATTTGGTTGTATCAACTGTCGTCATGTTCGATGATCTTTTGTTCAGCCCTGCGTTCTTTGATCAGATTTTGAAGATCAGAGGTAGAGCCGACAAAGATGGCATTTCCAATGTGCGTATCACCGCTGCTAGAAGGACTATCTTCGCCACTCAGAACCTGCTTTTGCTTTTGCAAGTCAAGCAGCTCTTTGGCAGTCTCGCCTGTCGTCTTGATCATCTGCCCAAGCACTTCATACGCGCGAGGGTGTTCAGACGTTTTGGCTAGATTGGCGATGCCCTCTAAAGCTTGAGTAGAGGTGACAACTAGATCCCGCAGGGTCTTACGCGCAAGCTCATAGTCATCTTGAATATCATCACCTGAAGCAACAGGCTCAGATTCAATCACTGCGGGTGGTTGAACTGGGGTTGCTTCTATAGGTAAATCTTTGTGGATGATGTGACTGATTTCAAGGTCATCGTTCATACTTTATCCCAAGTCTCAAGAATGATGAAGGAGTCTGTTGGTTGTGCTGATTCTGGATCAACAGCAGCGGTATATCGCTCGTTATCTCCAGCCACTGTGTAGCCTGGCATATTTGGATAGGTCGTTGCAATGACCTTCTTGATTACACCTTGCGACGACACAGGACCGTATAGGTTGATCTTGGCAGTGAAGTCTAGCGTCCAGATGATTGCAGTGCGTTCGTTGAAATCCCCTTCATACTCGTCTTGGTAGGACACGTTGTTCAGAATGATCGGAAGCTGATGCTTCATGTTCATTTCTGGAATGTCATTGACCGTGATCACATATTCAGGGTTGAAGAACGGCAGAATCTGCTCTAAAATTTGAAGTCCATCATCCTGGTTGCGCGTTAGAATGTGCAACTGCATGTTGATGTTCCAAGGTGCTGGATTGTACTGTGTGCCCATCGTCGTTGGACCAGAAACGTACTTCATCTTCTGAGTAGGGGCGACCTTACGCTGTTGGTCATAGCCCATAGTGGTGATTTCAAACCCCATGCGCGGGACCGAAGTCTCTACGCGACTGCGGGTTTTGAAGTCAGGATTCTGACGAATGCGGACTAGGAACTTTTGCTTTGGGCCGTAGGCCAAAGGCACCTTCAGTGTTTGCTGAACCACACCCAGTTCGTCCTTGCGTTGCACATGGATGTTGTTGAACAGTGTGCCAAAAGCAACAACAGTCTTTCGAATTGTGCTATGGTAGAAAATGTTGTTGTCAATAATTTTGGGTGCCTCTCTTACAGTCTAACCTCACCGAATGGGTTTGTTTCAGAGAAGTCGAGGATATCTTCACCCTCAACTTTGATTCCATCGTTGTCTGTGCCTGGAATGACCGTGCTAACCTTGAAGTCGTCAAAGTTGAGATATGCATTGTTCTCGTCGGTTAGGAACAGACCAGTTTCGGTCATCATGCGTTGGGTCTGCACTTCGATGCTTTGCAGTGTAACGATTTCGTCGATAGCCCCAATGCCAGTGTTCAAATCTTCGGAACTGTAGACGAATTGCTGACATTCCATTTCCCAGACGTATAGCTTGCCTAGCTGATAGAACGGATTTTCGTGTTCGACAAACTTGATTTCAAATAGGCTATTAGACGCTGGCATGTAGATCAGATCGCCCTCAGACGGGCGTTCTGGAAGGATGCCTAGACCACGCTTAGTGATAGCCTGTTCCCAACGTACTCGCGCACAAACGAAAGTGCCGCGGTCGCGGATTTCAATGCCGAACGACCGAACGAAGTCACCGTCACCGCCGTATCCATTGACATTCTTGAGGTACATCTCCAACGGGATTGCGTACTCAAACTTGGAGAGTACGTCCTCACCGAATAGATCGTCCTCTTTGACAAGGGCTCTAGGCAGATAGTAGGTATCGAAACCGTAGATTTTCAACGACTCTACGATCAGATCCTCCAACAGGCGCTGTTCGCTAGTGCGACCACCAGGAACGCCCGATTGAAAGTAGAAGTTAGTGGACATTAGCCAACCAGAAAGTCAACTGGCAGTTGGTGGCTATTCACAAAGCGTTGTCGGATTTCCTCAATCTCAGCGACCGCTTCTGTGTAGATTTGCTGCCCGTTCAACGTGACCCCGCCAGGAAGTTGCATGCCTTCAAACTTCTTCAGATTGTTGCCCCACTGACGCTTCAACAGCGCAATGTAGTATTCCTTGAGAATGCGGTCGTTGTAAACGTCGGTCCATGTCGTTGGGTCTAGCATTGCGTAACAATCGACAATGATCCAGTCTCCAATGCCAACCTTCTTGTCCCAGTCATAGTTGAGAAACAGACGATTTTGATGGCGATTGAATTGGAACGTTGTCTCAGGACGAATGAAGTGGTTGATCATGCTCAGGTGCGATTGAACCTGCGTATAGTATAGCATGTTGATGTTCGTCAAAGAGAACATATCGTTCAGCATGATCTGGTATCGAACGTCGAACATATTGAAGTCAGCACCACTGTAATTTTGGTTCAACGGCAAAACATTGTTTACGCCGATGATTGCATCAGTCAATGGAATCCAACGATTCTCAAAGTCACCCACTGTTACCGCTGCGACAGCTGGTGAGCCAGTAGAAGCGACCGTTGCTACTGTTCCGCTAGTTTGACCAGTTAGGGTTTCACCAACCGCCAACGTTCCGCCAAGCAGCTTGGTGTGCATCACGTTTGTTCCGATAGCCGCCATGAACGAAAACGAAACCCCTGAAGGCGAGGTGATGACCGTTTCACCTGGGGTGAACAGGTCTGCGTTTCCGCTTGATACTGTGATTTGGGTACCGACTACCTGATGCTTGAGGAACATGCGTTCCACACCCTCAGAATGGTAGTCACGAAACCACTCTAGGGCTTCGTCTAGACGGTCAGACGCCTGATCTTCGGACACGTTGACTTCAACAACGTCCTCACCAAGCGCCCTAAGGGCGTATTCTGTTAGGGCTTCTCGGGATGCAATAGCCATAAGAACCTCTTATTCTGTTAGCCCCAAACGAGGCTCTTACGCTATTTATGCGTTCCGACCGTTAACGGATAGGTCTAGGGTTCTTCAGTGCGTTTAGCTCGGTTGTCAGCGAATCGACCTTCGCGCTAAGTTCCTTGACTGCTGAGACAAGAAACGGAATCAGTGAGGTCTCAGACATGCCCAAAAACTCTTCCATGATTGGGATCTCTGTGTCTGGCTCTGGATTGTCTACGTCGGTAGGCTTGTGAGGATTGATTCGAACAGCATTCTTTTTGATGATGCTGGTCACCGCTGCCTTGTTGTTTCCCTTAAGGACAGCGTCCACTTCTTGCGCTAGGAAACCAACGCACTCACCTGTTTCGAATTTGTGAACAGGGTGTTCTTTCCAGGTGAACGATACTGGATTCAGGGCCCTGATCACATTCAAACCATCTCCAATCGGCTTGACGTTTTCTTTGTATCGTGCGTCTGAGGTCGCAATAGTCGCATTGGTCGCAAAGATTTGGCTGTTGACTTGGAGCCTATATGCCCCGTTGCTTGTGGTGTATCCGAGCAGCAGGTAGCTTGCCGAGGTGATTCGGGCTGCTTCACCTCTAGCCGATGAATTGTCTGGTGTTACTTCAAAGGTGATGTAGGTTGGCGCGTCACCTGTCGCGCCAGTTGCCTCTGCATTCAATACTACAGCCGCTGAATTGTAGTAGGTAGACGATCCCACATACTCACGGGCAAATAGACCAGTAATCCGTCCTGGTGGAACGGCGCTTGCACCTGTATAAGTGCCGCCATGGTGCATTCCCATGAAGATATTAGTTGTTGTGGCACCGTAGGTGTCCGTCACATAACCGTATCGGGTTGAGTTGATACCACGAACATTGAAAATGCCAACTGGTGCACCAGACACTGGAATCGACTCGCCGGCGAATTCGCAAGCGTTCACCCCAAGAGCAAAGTTGTTGACCAAGGTTGCAGCGGTGCCACTAGCTGCGGATGCTGACCAGTAGAAGCCCAAAGTACCTTGATATTGACTTAGCAAAGATGCTGAGGTTCCTTGCTTATGGCGCCAAGTACCATCATAGTACAGATTTGCAGCAACGCCCACTGTTTCGCTGACGGCCATAACAGCGCCATATGTGGACACATCTAGCGAGGCATTGTTTGCCCCAGTAGCCCAAGCTGACGTTGCGACGTTTAGGCCGGCGCGCTTTTCTGCATCGACATAGATGGCATTGGAGCCATTGATCTGAATTCCGATAGCTTGTGCAGTACCGCCACCAGAATAGGTGCTGTTGATGACATGACCAGTGTTGGTGCCACGCATTACTAGTCGCGCACAACCCGATGGATCGGAAGTGCCATACAGATTGATCTGCGAAATAGCACCAGTGCCATTTGGCATGACACCTAGTGTGGTGTCATTGTTGGTCGTCGCATCTTGAAAGATGCATCGATCGGCTAATGTTGCGTTGCTGAAATCACCAAGGATTCGTCGGGCCGCGCCCAGCAGACGAATGTTACCGTTGACGCCAAATGCGCCGTGCGAGTAGAGCGGATACCCCGATGGTCCTGTCCTAGAACCAAACGAAACCGAACCACCTTCAGATTGAATCGCAAGCTCACCAGTGGTGAAGAAACCAGAGTTTTTGGTACGATTCTGAATCCAAGCAGCACCGTTGTTGTTGCCAAAGTCAAGTGCCCAGCTACCACTAGTGGTAATGCGCAACCCAACAGCAGGATCTACGTCACCAGAAGTGCCTGGATAGGCTGCGGCTGGAATTTGGAATCGGCCAGCCCCGTTTACGTTGAGCGCCTCGTAATTTACGCTGTCTGTTGTTACCCCAGTTGATGCTCCGCTAACAGGAGTAGCTTGACCAACTTTTAAGCCATATCGGTTTTGTCTAGTAACAACCGAAGTGCCAACCTTAGTATCCAGCACTGAAGCAGTGCCACCTGCTGCGGCAGCCTGAATAACACCAGTTGCTTGTGTAAATTCTAGGTAGTCGGCCAGCTGAGTTACACCATTGACACCAAAGGTGCCAGACACCAACCCTGCCCCAATAACGGTGGCAGATCCAGTGACCAGCAGATTGGCTGCTACGGTCAGATCAGTCAGAACCTTTTTGTTTCCTGTGCTCATAGGGCCAACACATTAACACGCATCGTATTGAACGATGGAGTTGTTGAAAGGTTAACAGTAATAGTGTTCACGCTGGTCGCTTCCCACTGTACATCGACCATTGCATATGGGGCCGTGTTTTCTCGTACCTCAACGATGAGGTCGCGTGTATTGAGGTTATGGGTGAAGGTATACGATGAAGAGGCGCCATCACCAAATCCTGATGAATAAGTGCCCAATGCAGCAGGGACTCCAACTGCCCATGTGGTACCATCAGGAGCTTCGGTGATGCGTCCGTTAATCAATACTAATGGTCTGCGAGCTGCCACGGAGTATAGTCCTATTTCAATGAAAGCATCTGGAGTAATTACTACTTTGAGCCCACCATATGTTGCTTGATAGATGCACTGGACATAGTAGATTCCAGCTGCTTTTTCAAGACCATAGAAGGTAAACAAGCCACTTGAATCTGTGGCAGTTATTGCCAACAATTGGCGTGAGGGATGATGATACAATTCAACTTGCTGGTTTGGCAATATCACATTATCTAGATACACCTTTCCTGATATGATACCCGAAATATCTATGTCTGCCAAATATAGCTTGGTGTCTGTTACCTGCCATGGGGTGGCGCCATAAGCCAAATCCAATGGCAAAGGCGGATTGGTTATACTAGGCAATGCCATAGTAGTACCGCTAAACCCATCGTCTGGCCCAGCTGGGTTTAGTGCAGCCCCGATTGTACCTAAATCTGCCACATCAATCCCATGTATCAGAAATTTCTAGGAAATGACAGTTGGTGGAAAGCCTTCCAATTAGAAATTTACGACCATATAGCGTAGAGCCTGAACCAGGGGTCCAAATATCAAACGAACGAAATTGGTTCGTTTGTATAATGTTTTGGTGTGTATGCCAAGCTCCTGGGATGTAACCGCGGATAACACCAGTAGTTACTGGTTCTAGAATGTACCTTTTCGAAAGGTACAGTTTGTTCGTTGGATACTCTGGATATGAAGTGGAAGCGGAATTTAAGACCCCGAGTAACATAAGAGTAGGATCGATCATCATACCAACGTTAATCGACTTCGTTGCTCCATTGTAGGACCTTGTAATATAGAAGCCGGCCAGCCCCGCAGACCCTGATGTGCCATTGACCTGAGACCACCAAAAGCTGGAAGAGGAACTTGATGGGCGGGCCATAATGACTGTATTGTAGGTGTCACTACCAACATACGATTTGAAATCACCAAAGGTGTAGGCGTCACCACTATCCTGACCTTGATGCCAGCAGAACATATGGAACAACTTGTTGTTCGCAGTGATCATCCATGGATTGCTTGCACTAGTTGATCGATAGATGTACAAGCCACCCGCAAACTGAGCAGCGGTTGGCATAGGGTCTGTGCCAGTATCAACGTCGGTCATCGCCTCATAGAAATTCACACGGGCCAAGTTTGCCGCAGAGTCATCTATTCTAAGATACTCTCTGTTGCCGGCACCTGAAGGCGCCCGATAAACTCGTTTGTTAGTCCCTGTGAAGGCTATTTCCCATCCTGCAGGCGCGATCTTTGCAGTGATAGTACCAGTTGCCGGAGTTGCAGGGGTCCCTGTTACGGCATAGGTAAAGGTGTTTGCAGTAACGTCTACAACGTAAAACTCACCATTGTATTCCGTTTGGCTAGCGCCGCTGACAACGATAACTTGACCAGAAACAAAACCGTGCGCGGTTGCAGTTGCAGTTGCGACCGAACCAGACCTAGTTATAGTGATAGTCTTAGAGTTGTAGCCGTTGACCAGACAGGCATCAAGGATGGCAACCAAACTGCCAGCAGCCGTAGTCAGGAAAGTAGCTGATGCGTCAGTAGAACGAAAAAATTTGACCCCTATAGCCATCACCAATTTCCCTTATATTGAATGGCAACTCCAGCCACCGAATAGAATCTCCAAATCATAAACTTCTTGCCAGAAAGATTGCCATATGCACCATTTGCACCGCTGAAAGTGTCATAATGCGCCACGCCACTTGGTGCATTACCTAGTGCCCAAAGACCAGGCATGTAGCCGCGCAAAATTGAACCGACAGGCGCCCAAGACTCCCAAACTGTTATAGGGCAAATCGGCAAAGACGAGTCTATTGGATTTGGATATTGCAGTCCCCAACCAGCCATCGTAGTTTCGTTGCTCCAACCTTTTAGGTTTAGCGTAATAGGCACTCCATAATTGGCAACGTTTTTGGGGCCATACTTGTTGGCATAGGTAAAAAAGTTTCGATTAGCGTTTGACGTAGCAAAGGTTACTTCACTGCAAACGATTGAATTGTTGGTGTCAGCAGACCATATTCTATTATAGTCGCCAAAAACGCACACGGCACTATTTGCCCCAGAATCGCTAAGCCGATCTATCCACAAATAGACCGTTTTTTCGTCGGCGATGATGCACCATGGTCTTGCTGTTGCATCGGCGGTATTGGACTTAATCACCCCACCACCGCCCGATATTTGTGCAGTCGCAGGAAACGCTTGCACACCAGCATCGATGGAGGTCATCGAATCATAACCCTGAAACCTAAAATAGTTGGCACCAACTGCGGTTTCGTTGTTGTCCTCAATCCGCCAATAACGCCTGTTTCCACTGAAACCATCTGGCCCACGATACACTCGTTTATTAGTGGCTGTGTGGGTGATAGTCCAGTTACATGGAGCCATCTTTGCAGTGATAGTACCAGTTGCTGGAGTCGCAGGGGTCCCTGTTACTGCATAGGTGAAGGTGTCAGTCGTCGGCACTGACAGAATTTCAAATTCACCATTGTATTCAGACTGACCAGCACCACTGACCAAAATTCGTTGTTCGATCAGAAATCCATGCGCAGTGCAGGTAGCGGTGGCAGTGCCACCGCTTCGGGTTATGGTAATGGTTTTGGAGTTGTAGCCATTAACAAGACAGTCATCGAGGATAGTTGTTATCTTTCCGACCTGTCCTGTTAGTGCTGTCGCGCCCGCATCTGTAGATTTATAGAATCGTACAGTCATAACAAATCATCCTATTAGAGTGCTACGATTTGGTTGAGATTGATCAACATCACCGTAGTAGACAGTGCCCGACCAATGTTCACAACGTAATGACCAGTAGTGCTTGGTGGAGTGGTTGTCAAGCGTCCTGCAGTTGTTCCGCTCAAGTAGTATTGCGCGCCAGCAGTCAAACCACCAGTTTGTCCTGTCACTGCGTCCCATTCACCTGTCGTTGCTGTCAAAGCACCAGCAACCGACACACTGCCTGCTGCTGTGTTCGCAATCGTTGCATCTTGCACGGTACCGATAGCGGCATATGTCCATGCGGAGTTAGCATTAGCTTTGGAGAAGTTTCCAGCAGAACTG